GTTCTAAGCGTGTTTTGTAGGTTGATAATAACAAACATCAAAGCGATTTCATTCGTGCTTAAATAGCCGTCTTTAATTATCGCATTTAGCTTGAAATTGTAATCAATTAAGTTCATGGTAAATAATAAAAATGGTTTTGAAAATTTGGTAAACTACCTGAGGAACTACGGCGTTTCCGTACCCTTTAATTGATTCTGCTCTCCATTTAGAAAAGGTGATTCCGTCCAATCTTTGGGAAATCCCATCATTTCCGCTACAAATCGGGTATTCAGTTGGGAAGTTTTGCCATGAGTTCCATTTGTTATTCCATGCATTTGATTCACCAAACTGCTGTTGTATTGCATCTTTGGATTTCCTCTTGTGCATCCTCCGTTTTTGTCCGATGCAGTTGGAGTTTTTAATAATATCGGTATTGGAAGTATGCCCATCACCAAATAATTTTCCAAGTACATTGCTCTTTTCATTCCCCCGTACTTTTCTTTCCTCTTTATTGTTTGCTCTTCCGTTGTTTGCCTGCTTTGTGCCATTGGAGTAGGCAATAAACCAAACTCGATCTCTTCGGTGGGGAGCGTTGACGGAAACAGCTGGAAGTACAAACGCTTGTACTTCGTACCCTTCACTTTCCAAGTCAGCTTGCACCTCTTCGAATACCAACCCTCCATTCCAATTAACAATTCCGAGAACGTTCTCGCCCACAATCCACCTCGGTTTAATTTCTCGAATTGCTCTAAGCATTTCCGTGAAGAGGTGTCGATCGTCGTCTTTTCCCAATCGCTTTCCTGCCATAGAGTAGGGTTGGCATGGGAAGCCACCCGTGAGGATGTCAATTTTGTTTTCATATTTTGTAAAGTCTGTTTTTGTAATATCATGGAAGCTTTCGGAATCAGGCCAGTAATGTTTCAAAACTTTTTTGCCAAATTCGTTCCACTCACAATGGAAAACGTTTTCCCATCCCATCCATTCGGAAGCGAGGTCAAAGCCACCGATTCCACTAAATAAACTACCGTGTTTCATGGTAAAAATAAACCCTCGGACGGAATGCGGTAGGAGCGCAAACCACCCAAGGGCTTTATGTGTTTGATTCCCGATCTCCTACATCGGTTAAAAATCTGCTTCAAAGATAAGTAAAAAAAGTGATAAGCGAAATAAAATTGCGTCAATAAATTAGTTATGTGCCATTTTACAACTCATAACAACACGCTTCTGTTTTATGATTAACTTTTGTCTTACCTATACTTTTGTGCAGCCATTTGTATTCGTGCCACATCTTACCACAGTTTCCGCAATGGCGGTATGTTATCTCGTAATGCCAAAAACGGCACATAACAAGGGCTTTGCAAAAAAGCCTAGATACGTTAACTTCCACAACCAAAACATTCAAAGTTTGAATCATCAGGTCTTTGAGGTGTTTCAACCTTTCCGATTAACTGCTTGATCTCGTAAATCTCTTGCCTAATCATCATTTCCTCGTCGCATAAAACGCCAGTTAGTTGATTTTCAAGGTAGCTCATTTTCCACTTCAACGCTTCCACGTCCTGCTGGTTCTGCGGTTTCTGATATTTGCTCATTTATTGTTTGTTTAAATTGTTCTTCAATTTGATTCAATGCGTCCTCCAATACGGCTAATTGTGAAGGATGCCACGTAGCCAGTGCCTCTGTAACCTTATCAATACCTCGGCTAATCAACATCATTATTTCCTCGTCCTGATGGAAAAACAAAGCGGAAAGCGTATTAAGATACAAACGTAAATCGGTTTCTAAAAGGTTCAATCGATTCTTCATTGATTGCTTGTAAACTGGTGTGTTTTTCAGTTCGTCAATGTTTTCCGCAAGTGCCTGCATTAAGCAAACACTGCGGAACAAAGTTAGTTGTTGATGTACGGTACTCATAAAGCGGTATAGTTATAGGTCGTTGATAGTTCAATGCCAACGCAGTTAATCAGGTGCATGGCTTGGAGTGCTTTGTAAAAGTCCTTATGCTCGATGCACTGGGATCGCAACCGATACAACCTTTGCAGTCGGTTATTCAAAATATCAAAACGGCTAACCCTTGAAAGGTCGATTTTCTTTGCCGTGTATTGTGCGTTTACGTGTACTTCCATAGCTTTAAGTTTTACGCCTTGGATAAAATCAATAAGTTGTTCTGAGTTGAATTTCATTTTAAGTAGTTTTTTTGATAGTTTTTTTGAATTTCTTTTATAGCTTCTGCTGTGGCAAAATTATAACCTTCATCCATTGCTTTTTCTATCTGGTTTTGTTCCATTTCTTTCGCTTGTTTAATATGGTCTTTCATAAGTTCAATTGAACCTAAACCCATAATTATTGCATATTTTTCAACAAGCCATTGAACTGCTGTTAATTCTTTCATTTGATTGTAACTTTTAAGGTGGTTGAACTTGATTTAATCGGTGGAGTAATGGTTACGATTTCACCGTTACCGTCTACAATGTTTTCGGGTTTGGTAAGCGATCGCAACCACTTCTCACGTCCTCTAAGCATTTCGGTAGCACGCTCTACGTTCTCCTTCAAAATTACCCATTCAATATCGTTGCATGAAGCGTAATCGTACTTCGTTCCTGCTTCAAACGTTTCCGCAACCGCTCCAAACATTTCAGCCGTTTTTCCGTGCTTTGCTTGTTCGGTTAGTGCTAATTCCTTGGTATTGCTTAACGTTTCTTCCAATGCCTTAATAAGCATCTTAGCACGTATTGCAAATTCTAACGGGTTGGTGTAACCCTCTTCGATTTGGGTGGTGAATCCCTCGGTTAATGCTTTCACTTGAAGCTTACCGGTAACCCCTTGTAGGAGTTGTTCTGTTTGGTTAATCAGTTCCATTTTGGTTTGGTTTATTGTAGTTCTTTTTGGTTGATTCGAAAAATGGGTGGTTGAATCTACGCAGTGGAGTTTGCTCTTTGTACTGCTTCACCAACTCCCAGTAAGGCGTTGGGCAAGTAACGTACTTAATGCTTCGATGCTTTTCCTCCCGTTGGTTGGGCTTTTGCTTAATCATTCCATTGCGTAGAGCAAAGTGGCGCACTGCCTCGGCAGTCAATCCAACAATTTCAGCGATTTCCTTATTATTCAAAAAGGGATACAATCGAAGTATCATATCCCTTTGTTTTTCAGTCATTGCCATCACTTCCAAATTTTACCAGTATCATTGTAAAAACGCTCTTTCCACTCTTGGGTAATGCGGTAATGATCTTGCAACTTATCCAACAAAGTTGGGTCGGTTTCGTGGAGTTCAAGAAGCTTTTTGTACTTTTCCTCGGTGAATGGTTGCAATTCCTTCACCTCTTTTGTCACCGTCTTTGGTGGTTGTGGTTTGGTTACTGGCTTTGCAGGAACTTGAATAGGTAGCTTATTACTTGCTCCATTTGCGTCGTCGTCTTCTTGGATAACTCCGAAACAAGCAGACAAAGAATAGCGACGTGCGTATGTCAAAGCACTACCATAGCCGTGCGGATCGTTCTTAGGCGCAGGAACGAACGTAATGCCGTTGCTCATGGTTTCACCCGATTCGTGAATGATAAGCGTTTCAACACCCACTCCACCATCTAAGCGGTGAATGATTTGCGAGTACGTCAATCCGTTATCGTTTAGCGGTTTCTTAATGGCATCCGTAACGCTCGCAAGGTCGGCATATTTGTTACGGAAGTGAGGGTTCATGGAGTCCTTAGATGCTCCTTCGATTTGTGCGGTAGCTTTTACCAAAGCCTTCGCTAGGTTCTTAATTGTTTCCATAATTAATTTGTTTGGTTTTCAAAGATACAAAGGAAATTTAATTGTGCAATCTTTTTTTGAAATTATTTTTTTAAGGCTTACGATAAGGAACGTAAATCGTGCGGTTTCCAATCTTGCTCGCTCTCAAAATTTGCTTACGGTTGTGAGTTTTTGAGTAAGAAACGTGCACCCAATCAGGCTCTGAAAGGTCGCCAAATTCCCAAATTATTTGGTCGAAGTCCTCTAACTTGCAGGCTTCTTCAAATAGTACTGAATTGGTTACATTTATCCCTTCCATATCAATGGCTTCTCCTTTGCAGTGCTGGCTTGACTTACTCCCTCCAATGGCTCTGTTAAGGTCAGGATCACGGTAGAAACTGCTTACTCTGATTGCTCCTAATTTATCCCGTAATGGTTGGAAAATCTTTTCAGCGGTAAGCTTCATCGTTTCAATTATCGCATCATTAGGTTTATTGTTAATGCCTAATCGTGTAGCCGTGTTGCTTTTTGTCGCTTCTTGGAGCGTTAAGTTCTCGGTTAGTTTCATAGTCCTTCAAAAAATTGGGTTAATTTCCGTAATGTGTTGCCATCAACCAACCCGTTAACTATTGCCTTGCGGTACGTTGGTGCACTCACTGGTAATTCAAACACGGTGATTCCGTGCTTAGTTCGTAAATCCTCCCAACGTGTTGCGAGTGAATCCGAAATTAAAGGGGTTGCAGGTTTGCGCCCCCTTTTAAGTTGCTTAATTGTTCTCATAGATAGTGAAAAATGATTGAGTAGTTTTCGTAATTTGCAATGTTCAATTTGAAGGAAATTGCGCAACCGTTACCAATTTGATCGGTATAACTGCCGTCCGTTGCCACGATGTTTGAGTGGGTTAGTTCAGTGGAAATAATCATGTTGATTAACTCGGTTACCGAAAAATTTGTAGGCGTTCCTTTGCTATCCGAAACGACCCATTTCAACCCCTTCCAAATTGCCTTGGCGTACTTGAATGCGTGGTGGCTGATTGGCTCACATGGAATGTCGGTGTTGTTGTGGCTTATCAGAATGTTCCATGCGCCTGATTCGTACCCTTCGCTCAACCTCATTTCAGGGAGCGTGTTTAGATTGATTGTTCTCATAATGATTTTGGTTTAATGTTTAGCAAAGATACAAACGAAAACTAATTATGCAAACTTTTTCAGAAAAAAAAGTAAAAAAAATTTATTGAGCATAAAAAACCCCCCGAAATCGGAGGGTTAAACCAAAAAGATAACACTATGAAATGCAACCGCTACAAATGTACGTCAATTATTTGCTCTCGTCAACTGTTATTTGTGAAATAGTTGTAATGATCGTGCCGGCGGTAATTAAATAACCGCTCAAACTAACCAACGCCACGGGCAAAGCTACGGGGGCAGTAGCCAACGCACCACCTACAACGCCTACCACGATTCCAATCGTGCGCAATTTCTCAAAGAATGGAGGGGTTGGAGCTTTCAATCGCTCCATTAAATCCATTTCATTTGCTTTTTTCGGCAATAAATTTTTCAAATTTTTCATAATTTGGGGTTTTTATTTTCATTTGTTCCTCGCTTAATCTTATCAATCAGCGATTCATATATTGAGAACCCGTACAATATACGGAAACTTTCGTCAATGCTTTTAAGTTCAACCATAGCAACAACACCAACCACTACCTTGGTGAACTGGGTATCGGTACCAAGTATCAATTTTTCCAACATAAACACCGATAGCACCGCTAAATTGTACAGAAACAATTTGCTAATCGTGTGCCCCATCTTTCGGCTGTTGATTTCCTGCTTGGTTTTGTACGCTCTATAAATCCCGAAAACGAAATCCGTACCAATCAAGGTAGAAACCAAAATGGCAAGTGGAAAGAGTGGCGAAATAAACGCCACCAAACCTATCCATAAATGAATCAACCAGGTCTTCATGCTATAAAGATTTCATCGTAAACACCCTCGGCTCGCTTTTGAAATATGCGACCACCGTACAAATTGTAAAAATCAACCGCTTCGCCAAAGTTTGGGAAGTAGTTTTCAGTATCGGTAATAATTAAGTATTCCATCAATAAATCATTTGAATAAGGCAATGTTCAACAATGATAGTCCCGGTTGAGGAAGAACCCCAAAAAGAAAGAGTGTGCGTACCGCTCGAAGCGTTAATGTCTACGTAAGAGGTCGTGGCACTAACTCCGAATCCTGCACCTCCAACACGGCTAATCCTAAGCGTTCCATTCACCCCACCAATATAACGTGCCACAAAGTAGAATTGACCGCTTGTAAACGTTCCCGTAGATAGCGTGGGCGTTGTATTATTTGAACTCAAACCAAACCCCTTAGTACTTGATCCGCTACCCGTATAAAATCCACTACAAATAAAAGTCGTACCTACTCGCATATCGGTTATGTTAATGGCTGAACCTTCAAAGATTTTCGCCAAAGTGGTAACGGATGCCGAAGCGGAGGAATTGACAAAGTAAACACGTGGATAAGCGTTCAACGTAGGCAAATCAGCTTCTACAATCGCACGGCTTTCCCAAAGTGAATTACCTGAGTTGTAAAACAATCCATTGCGGTTGCTTGGAGAAACGGCTGAAACATTGTGCAATTCATCCAACTCGTAACCATTGTCAACCTTAACGAAGATTTTTCCGTTATTTTGGTGAGCGTAAACAACGTAACCCACAACGATAGTGTGAGTAGGTGCGCTCGGTTTAACCTTGGTGATTGCGCCTGGCGTTGTACCTGAAAGATAAAGCAAATCCCCATCGTTCCACGTTTCACCTTGAAGCGAACCCGTGGTATCAATGTTGCGAATTAATCCGCTTGTAGTAATAAACCCTTCTTGATTGTTGTTGATGTTTTCCGTAACCAATCCGATTGTATCAACCGAGTTGGCATCGTTGTTCGCTTGTGCTAATAGCACTTGTAATCTTTGCCCTTGCGCTCCCGTGATTCTAACCGCTTGGTAGTTGGCTTCCAAAAGATTTGCACCTGTACCATTTACCACTCGAATAACTTGCTCTTGCCCGATTTGTAGCGTTACGTTACCACCTTTCAAACCGAGGTCAAGTGTTCCATCCGTATCATTCCAACGTAGCTTTGCCACGCCTGCGCTTTGCGTTGGTGTTTGGTCGAACTCGTATTGCCCTGCTTTAATTTGATACTCTCCAAGGTCAACGTTTTGCGTTGCTCCCGTGTAAGGTACTTTGGCATCCAAAGCGTTTTGCAAGTCCGTTTGATTGCTTAACGTTCCCGTAATCGTTCCCCACGTAGCACCACCGCCACCCGTTGACTTGGCGGTTAAATCGCCATCTTGAACTCCATTTTCAAACCAATACTCGGTAGCTCCGCTCCCAGTATCAACAATCACGGTTAACCCAATATAACGCCTATCCTCGGGAATGTACGCCAAAGCATTAGCGGTTGAACTGAAAACGCCCAAACGATCGTCAATCGGTGCGGGTTTGTTTACTTCTAAATTATCGCTTATTCTAATCATTGCAAAGTCATTGGTGCAGTGGCTTCCGTTTGCCACTTGGTTACATAAATAGTGTACCCGTCTTGGGTATCGTACACCTCAAATAAATCGGTAAAATTCCCTTGGTCGAACGAAGTTCTAAACCAGTGCGAAAGGTTATAATCGGAAGGAACGGCAAACCATAAAAATAGATTGCTAACCGCATTTCCGTCAAACACTAATTGGAACGGCTCACTCGGTGCAACCGCTTTTTCGTTACCAGTGTAAAGGTCAATATCAATCGTTGCTTCAACCGCCCCGTAATAACAAATATCGGGGTTTGCAGGCGTAGGTATTTCGCAAATGGATAAACCCAAAGGAACGTTGAATGTTAGCACCGCACGGCATCCTGCAACCCGATCGCCAAAACGATCCACAAAGTAATCAACGTTAGCATCGGCAGTAATATCATAATCATTGCCAAAAGTACGTTGGAACTTAATCATGAAATCCCCTGCAAGTTGAGTCATATCGCTCATTACCTCGTCGGGTTGCAACGTTTGAAAATCCAAGGCGTCCGAACCAGTTGGGCGGTCTGCTACCTTTTGCGATTCCTCAATTTTATCCATGAACACTAAGCCAACACTGAACTGAACAGAATTAGTAGCGAATCGTGAACCTTCCAACGTTGCAAACACCAACGGGTAATAAATGCGGTCAACCGCAGGAGTTACAAAATTGGTAATGTTTGCGCTATCCGGATCTAATATGTTCCCGGTTCCAAACGAGTTAACGAGTGGATGTTCCTCTGCGAACTCCCGTAAGCTTCTTTTTATCGTGTTCCAACTTTGCATTTTTCTCTAAATAAACCCGTAACTTTTCTTGATTCTTTTTATGTGCGCTCATATTTAATAGCAATCGCAGTCCCTATTGTAATTTGCTTGGTAACGTTTGGCGTAATCACCACAACAACGGTTGTTATCCAATACCAACCCTGCCGTATAGTTACGTCGGTTTGGGTAAATGGTATCAATATCGCTTGTCGGTGTTTGATATGCAGGGTAATCGTTTAAATTAGCCAAAATAAAACGGGTGATCCGTTCAGCGTACCACTCCGACTTTCCTCGGTAGTAATCAATCAACCTTTGCAACTCACCAACGCTCGCTTGCGTGCTGTTTTGGTCAGTTCCACGCTCAACGTTTTTGTTACGCAGTTGGAAACCGAACGCCATTGGAAACTCCATTTGAACGTACATCTGCAAGCATGGCTGAATGTAGTCGCTCAACAAGTCCTCGTTTTCTTGGGTTAGCGTGTTAGCAATAATTTGCGTTTGTAACTCTTTGTAAAGGTCGCTACCAATAATCGGTTGGATGTGCATTTCTTGGCACATGATTACCGTAGGACGTAATTTTACCATGCTCACGTTCTCATTGATTAACGAAGCATCTTTGAGTTGTTTCTCGGTTATGAATAATGCTTTTTGGCTCATGATTTCGGCTTAACTAAAACTTGCATCCAAGTGTGACGGCATGAAGGGTAGTGTTGTTCTGTTCCGGGTTTGGTGTACCAACCGCCTTTTCGTTCCCAAACGCTATAACCCATGATTTGAGAAATTTGGTTGATGTCCTCACGGGTGTAATACCTACCAAGTTCAATCATTTTAACGCAAAATTCACGGCTACCATTGATTAACTTTTTTGGTCCATACTCGGGTAACACGTCGTATTTGTACATCACTTGAACCAACGGCACGTTATCGGGATTGCGTGGCTTAATAAAGTCCTTTGCAGACTCTCCAAGCTCTTTTAATGCTCCACGTATATTGATTGCCTTAGCTTCAATTAATGCGCTTATACGGCTTGAAATTAGGTCTATTGACTGCCCCGTTTTTTGAGCAATCGCATCGGAGGTAATCGCAGGATCTTTTTCAATTAGCTTTAAGATTTCAGCATCTAATTCTGCGTATTCACTGGCGAACTCTTGCTCCATTAACTCAAACCCGTAACGCATAGCACGGCTCTTTAATTCAATAAAGGAACTGCTATCAACGCCGAACTTTTGGAATAGTTCCAACTCTTGTTTCTCTTTGCGAAATTCAACGTGAGCAAATGATTGCGTATCGGTAGGTGATTTTGCACCAAGTCCTACCAACTCACGGATTTCGGTATCGGTTAGCTTTTCAAGCACCTTATTTGCAACCAAAGGCGACAATGCTTGAATGCTATCGG